GGCACGCTGACCCACGCGCTGCAGCCGCTGACCCGCTGGTGCGCGGAGAACGCCCGGGTCGAGCCGCGGGGCAACGCCGTCATGATTACGAAGCAGGCGTCGGGCTACGCGAAGATCGACCCGCTGATGTCGACGTTCAACGCGGTCGAGCTGATGAGCCGCAACCCGGCCCCGAAGAAAAAGTACCAGATGATGTTCGTAGGTGGCGAGTGAACGTGACTACAGGAGAAAAGCTATGCGAGATAGCTATCCTGCCGGTACGCGCCTGAATGAAACAGCACAGGAGGAGAGTAAACATGACCTCGGCGACATGGACATGAGCAACGAAGAGCGGATCCCGTCCGACCAGTTCGAGCGCGTACTCGAGGAGATGCGCCGGTTCGCGAACCAGATCGACGAGCAGGACCGGCACATGGCGACGTCCCGAGGCATCAACGTGGTCGAGGCGCGTCGCTGCTTCGCACACTCGTCGGCCCGCCTGCAGGAGGCCGGGTTCTGGTTCCAACAGGCGCTCAAGCACGCGCACATCGGCGACAGCAAGAGCAAGAAATCTAGCAAGACAACCGAGGAGTGATCAGATGCTTATTCTCAAGACCGCGTTGAGCTCGAAAGGCGAGGCGCAGGGTAACGCGCGGATCGCCGCCGGTGACGTCGACAAGACGAGCGACTGGAGCTTCTCCGCCGAGGACGGCAACAAGCTGCTGGGCTCGGGCGGCGACGACTGGGACACTTATGGCAAGTGGTTCCTCGGCACTGAACCCGACGCCGACCCGAAGACGAAGGCTCACTACAAGTACCCGTTCGGCAAGGGCGGGAAGGTCTACCGCTCCGGGCTGATCGCGGTCAGGTCGCGCTCGGCACAGCAGGGTGAGACGGCGATCTTCGACGCCGCCGGCCGGATGATCGACAAGATCGACAAGAAGGCCACGGGCGCGCCGAACCGCAAGGCGCCCGAGATGCGGCAGGTCGCGTGGTCGCAGTTCAAGCTGCTCAAGGTCTACGACCCTGACGGCGACGGCGACGACGACACGAACGTCTGCGATCCCAACAGCCCGGACTACGATCCGGAGGAGTGCGCGACCCTGCAGGACGGGTTCCGCTATCTCGAGGGGATTGCGACGACGCCCACGCCCGACCGCATGGGCGACATCGTCGAACCGGCGGGCGTCAAGTACAACCTACCGCTGCCGTTCCTGTGGCAGCACGACTCCGAGGCGCCCGTCGGCAACGTCATCGCGTGCGTCCACTCGGCTGCCGGCATCAGCGTCAAGGTCGCGATCCCGAAGACGGACGTGCCGGGTATCGTCAAGGACCGGCTCGACGAGGCGTACCAGTCGATCAAGCTGGGCCTGGTGCGCGGGCTGTCGATCGGGTTCGCGCCTATCGAGTACTCGTACATGGAGGACACGGGCGGGTACCGTTTCCTGAGCTGGGAGTGGCTCGAGCTGTCGGGGGTGACGATCCCGGCCAACATGGAGGCGACGATCGCGACGATCAAGAGTATGGACAGTAGGTCGCGCCCGGTTGTCAGGCTCAGCAGCAAGTCGATCGCGTCGACGCGCAAGAGCGGCAACGTTATCCAGCGACTGAAGATGCAGGACTGGTGCGATGGGTCGTCGGAGACGGTCGATGAGATCATAGCGCAGCGCGAGCGGATGCTGAAGTGACGGAGAGGTACTCCGTCACGGCGCAGCGCGTCTTCTTGGAGTTCGACGACAAGGACCCGGAGGCCAGGGCCGACTATGGTGTGGACTTCGCAGCCGTGCTCGACGTCGGTTCGCAGCTGACGGGTACGCCGCTAGTCGAGATCGAGGCGGCCGGCAATGGCGAGAGTCCTCTCGAGCTGATGTCGGCCGACCCGGCTCTCGGCGTCCCGCCTGACGCGACGGATTCTCCGCCGCTCAGCACGGAGGTGAGGTTCTGGCTTGAGGGCGGGACTGCGGGGTGCAGGTACAGGGGCAAGATCAAGTGCGATGCGACGGGGGCGACTTCGCCAGCGCCGATCAGAACGCTGGTGAAACGGTTCTACGTCGTGACAAGGTTGACGTGAGACGTGAGGCGAGGTGTGCCGCGTTTGGCAGTAGAGACTCGGATGCGTCGTTTAGTTTCCCTCGTCGGGGATAACGATCATACACAGACAGAGGATTAGACAATGAAACTTTCCGAACGTATCAAGCAGTTCGCCGCAGAGCGCGCTGCGAAAGTCGCCGCGCTAGAGGCGGTGCAGGAGAAGGCGCTCAAGGACGGGCGCAGTAAGGACAAGCAGGAGCAGGAGCAGTTCGACGAGCTGATGAGCGAGATCGAGGCGATCGACAAGGAGCTGCTGGACCTGCGCCGGATGGAGAAGCTGCAGGTGGCCCAGGCGACCGTGGTCGATCCGGACGAGGACGACGACGAGATCGACGCGGGCACGCACCGGGTGCCGAAGTCTAAGACGGTCGACGGAGGTGGCGCGGTCCAGGGCGGTCGCATCATCTCGGTGAGCAAGACGCTGCCGAAGGGCATCCTGTTCGCGCGCTACGTCAAGTGCCTGGGCGCCGCCCGAGGCGACCTGGCGAACGCCGTAACGCTGGCGAAACTGCACTACCCGGACACACCGCAGATCGCGACCGTGCTCAAGGCCGGGCTGTCGGGCGGGATCCTGGGCGACCTGATGATGAAGACCGCGGTGGCGGGTGGCACGACCACGGACGCGACGTGGGCCGGTCCGCTGTTGCAGTACAACCAGTTCGCTGGGGACTTCATCGAGTTCCTGCGCCCGAAGACGATCATCGGCCAGTTCGGTGTGGGTAACATCCCGGCGCTCCGTGCCGTACCGTTCAACATCCACATCCGTGGGCAGACGAGCGGCGGGCAGGGCTACTGGGTCGGCCAGGGTAAGGCCAAGCCGCTGTCGAAGGTCGACTTCAACGACACCTACCTCGGCTGGTCGAAGGCCGCGGCGATCGCGGTGCTATCCGAGGACCTGCTGCGGTTCAGCAACCCGTCGGCGGAGGCGCTGGTCCGTGACGCGCTGTCAGAGGCGATCATCGGTCGGCTCGACACCGACTTCGTGGATCCGACGAAGATTGCTGTGGCCAACGTGTCACCGGCGTCGATCACCAACGGATCGACGACCCACCACTCGACGGGTGCGACGGCGGCCGACTGCCGTGCGGACATCGCTACGGCCATGGGCGGGTTCATTGCGGCGAACATCTCGCCTGACAACGCCGCGTGGATCATGCAGTCGACCACGGCCCTGCAGCTGTCGCTGCTCCGCAACGCCTTCGGTCAGAAGGAGTTCCCGGACATCACGCTGAAGGGTGGCATCCTGGAGGGAGTGCCGGTTGTCACGTCGCAGTACGTACCGAACGAGTCGGGTGGTGCGATGATGATCCTGGTCAACGCCTCGGACGTCTGGCTGGCGGATGACGGTGCGGTGACGATCGACGCGAGCCGCGAGGCTTCGCTCGAGATGAGCGACGCCCCGGCGAACGACGCGAGCGCGCCGACGGCGGCGCAGATGGTGTCGATGTTCCAGACCAACTCGGTGGCCCTGCGCGCCGAGCGGTTCATCAACTGGCAGAAGCGCCGTGCCGCTGCCGTCCAGGTCATCGACGACGTCAACTACACGGGAGGCTAGTAGCTCTCGCTAAAGCGGGGTGGGTCGTACGGCGGCCCGCCCCTTTTTCAAAACTAGAAGGATCAGCGCATGCTCATCATAGTCAAAAAGTCGAAACTCGTCCTAGGTCGCACGGTCTATGTCAAGGGTGATGTGTTCGACTGTCGAGAGGCCGAGGCGAAGATGCTCATCGCGGTCGGTATAGCGACGGAGTCACCGAAAGACGTCAAGGCGACGAAGGAGGCGCCCACGCCACCGACGACAGGCCTGTCCACAAAACCGGGTGGGCCTCCGGCTTCGAGGGAGATACCCGCGCCTCGCGTTACGCGACAGGCAACGAAGCCTGTACCCACTCCAGTGATCCCGGCATCTGCGACGGCAAAACCGGTGCTCGAGAGTAAAGTGCCAGCACCGACACAGGCGCCTGCACCGACACAGGCACCCGCCTCGACACGACCGTCGTTTACACCCGTGCCGGCCGAGCCGGACACCACGCCCAAGGCGTAGCAGACCGTGCGCATATTCGGCCTCGACATCAGGATTCGTAAGTCCGCGGACGATGTCGCGCACTGGACGGAGGAGTCCGGTGGCTGGTGGCCCATCATCCGCGAAGGCTACGCTGGAGCGTGGCAGCAGAACATTGCGATTCGCCGCGAGACGCTGCTAGCGTTCACACCGGTCTACGCTTGTATGACGCGGATCGCGACTGACATCGGCAAGATGCCGATGCAGCTGGTCGAGCAGACGATCGACGAGATCTGGGTGAAGGTTAACCGGTACTCCCCGCTGGGCGCGGTCGTCCGCAAGCCCAACGACTACCAGTCGCAGAGCCAGTTCCTTCAGCAGTGGATCATCTCGAAGCTGCTCGCCGGCAACGCGTACATCCTCAAGCAGCGCGACAATCGCGGTGTCGTGGTCAAGCTGTTCCCGCTGGACCCGACTCGCGTGCGACCGCTGATCACACCCGACGGTAGCATCTACTACAACCTCGGTATGGACCCGCTGTCGGAGCTGATCGAGGCGACGACAGTCGCGCCGGCGAGCGAGATTATCCACGACCGTATGCCCGGCCTGTTCCACCCGCTGATCGGCACGTCGCCGATCTTCGCCTGTTCGCTGCCAGCTGCCCAGGGTCACGCGATGCAGCGGGCATCGGCCGCGTTCTTCAAGAACATGGCGCAACCGTCGGGCGTGCTGTCGGCCCCGGGCGCGATATCGGACGAGACGGCGGACCGGCTCAAGAAGGACTGGTCAGAGAAGTTCCAGGGGAAGAACGTCGGGCGCGTGGCCGTCCTGGGCGACGGGCTGAAGTTCGACCCGATCACGATCACGGCTCAGGCCGCGCAGGCGACAGAGCAGCTCAAGCTCTCGGCCGAACAGGTCTGTACCGCGTTCAACGTACCGGCGTTCATGGTCGGCGTCGCGCCCGTCCCGGCGATCCCGGGCATCGAGGCGCTGACGCAGCTCTACTGGAGCCAGTGCCTGCAGACGCACATGGAGGGGATCGAGACCGGGATGACCGAAGGCCTCGAGCTCTACGACTCGACCGCGAAGCTCGAGGTCGCGGTCAGGCTCGACCTGTCGGTCCTGCTGCGGATGGACACGTCGACTCGCTACACGGCGTGGAAGACGGCGATCAGCGGCGGGTGGCTCGCGCCTAACGAGGCGCGCAAGCGCGAGAACCTCAGACCTGCTAAGGGTGGTGACACGCCCTACATGCAGCAGCAGAACTACTCGCTGGCGGCGCTGGCGGAGCGCGACGCAGCGGGTCCTCCATCTGCGAGCGCGGTGCCGGCGCTGCCCGCGCCTGACACGGGCAACCCTGATAACGTCGATCCCGATGAAGGTCAGACACTCGACGACGCGCAGGACGCAGAGCTCGACTACGCGAAAGGCGTCGAGATCCTGCGACAGCGCGTACTACTGGAAACGACACAATGAAAACCGACTTCCAGAGACTCTTCAGATCGATCGGCGACATCATGGTCGAGGCGCTCAGGCCGCTCACGGTCAAGCTCGCCGAGCTCGAGTCTCGGAAGCCCGAGAAGGGTGATCCCGGGGAGCGTGGCGTCGACGGGAAGGACGGGATCGGTGGCAAGGATGGGATTGACGGCAGACACGGCAAGGACGGTCGCGACGGGATCGATGGCAAGGACGGAGCGCAAGGCAAGGACGGCGTCGATGGCGTGGTCGGCCTGAAGGGCGAGCCGGGTGTCGACGGCAGGCACGGGATCGACGGCAAGGACGGTCGTGACGGGATCGACGGCAAGGACGGTGCGTCAGGCAAGGATGGCGTCGATGGCGTGGTCGGCCTGAAGGGAGAGCCGGGTGTCGACGGCAGGCACGGGATCGACGGCAAGGACGGTCGTGACGGGATCGACGGTAAAGACGGTGTGTCAGGCAAGGATGGCGTCGACGGCGTCGGCCTGAAGGGAGAGCCGGGTGTCGACGGCAGGCACGGGATCGACGGCAAGGACGGTCGTGACGGGATCGAC